ACAGGCTGGCCTGCCGAGTTGATGAGGAATGTACCCGACCCGTTAAACGACATTTCTCATCCTCCTATTCTTGACCCGCGCCGAATGCCCCGACGCGGCCCGACACTTGCCGCCCGAGTGCCTGTCCTGCGGCACGACGGCGCATATATTCCTGCATATTCCGCAATTCTGCCTGCGCAGGCTCATCGCGCAACATCAGCAGTTTTGCGAGGCGATTGCGTTGCTCCTCCGGCATACCGTACTGCGTGGCTTTTTGTTGCAACATTTGAAACGCGCCAACTGGGTTGGTTGCCGCTTGCGATGCTTGCAACAGGTCAAACGTGTCTTTTTGGTCTTGCGCTTGAGCCAAACGCTTAAAGGTTGCGGAATTGCTCCCTGCTCGCTCCAGTTTCTTCAGTTCTTCCTGCGCCAAAATTGTGCGCTGGAATTCACGAAAGTCGTTGCCAAAGATGGCTCGGAGCTTTCCTTGCAGCTCTGGCTCTTTGTACATATTTAGCAGGCGCGTTTGCCCTGCTTGCGATCCCGCCACTTGTCGCAACGAATCAACCGCGCCCACGCGGAACGCCTCTAATTCAGACGGCGTAAATTCCTTGGTAAGTTTGGCGAGTGATTCCGCGCTTTCGGACAGCGCCGTGGTGCCTTTTTCTACCGCTGTTTCAAGTTCGCCAAAACCGGCAAATGCGCTGCGAGCTTTAGCGTAATCAGGAGAAAGCGTGTCTAGTTTACCAACGAGGTCAAGGCGCAACCGATCAAGGTCAGCTGCTTCGTTTGTTTCGCCAGCGCGGCGTTTCTTTTGCGCCTTATCCCACAACGTTCTTTTTAACTGATCCGCAGCGGCAAAAGGCAGCTGATCGCCTTGCTTCAAATTACGCAAAGGCGTTGCGGATTCTCCGCGACGAGTTGCCGTGCGTTGCGCTGCGCCAAGGTCAAGGCGGGCGCGACCAAGAATTTTTTGCAATTCTTCGTCAATCGGGAACGAAATATCCCGCACTTTTGCATACAGCGGGCCAGCGGCTTCAGCTTGGCGCTTGGCAAGATTAGTAAGCTCATCGTCTGCGCTGCCAACAACGCCTGTGGCGCGTTCTGCGGTTTCCACAATAGCGCCGCCGCGCTTGGCTGCAACACGACGCTGCTGCGTTGTCAGCTGCCGCCCTGCCACACCGGGCAGTTGAGACAACATATCAATTTCAGCCAGCGTATTGCCGCCAGTTGCTGCGATAGGCGCTTCTGCGCCTAACCCACCGCCACGGGGGCGGCGCAAACGAGCAGCGGCCATTACAGCCTCTTGCCCCGGTTCCACGCCCGTCATAATGCGAGCCTGTGCGTCACGCTCTAGCAATTCTGCAAGGCGTTCACGGGCATAATCTGGACGCACGTTGTAACCGCCTGCGGTTTCGGGAACCATCCCTAAAACACCCGGCATACGCGATGCAACAGGCGTTACAACGGCACTACGAATGCCTCGGCCTAAAACGTTGGCCCCACCGCCAATGGCAAGCCCCGTGCCTGCGCCCATTGCAGCGCCAGCCAATCGGTCGCCCTCATCAGCAGCGCCAGCACCCGACAATGCGCCTTGCGCGGCAATATCGCCTGCGGTGCGGGCCACTTTGCCCATTGTCGTGACGCCACGACCAAGCGAAAGAGGGCCGGTAAACGGCGCGGTAGCAAGACCGCCTGCAAGTTCCAGCCCTGCCGCCGTCATTGGGCGCTCGGCTGCAAACTGTTGCGTAGCGCCACGCACCACATCCCGATACTGCGGGTTTACAAGACCCGCCATTTCATCGGCAAAATTAAACGTGGCACCTTGCGCTGCCGTCAATGCGCCTTGTGCAAACGGCGACATTTGAGCGCCGCGCTGCATAGCTGATTTGGTTGCTATTGCCTGATCATGCTTTGCGTAAGCCTCATCAGGGTTTGCAGCTTCGTAAACCTCGCCTTCAATTTCGTACTTTGGCATGGTTTACCTCCGACGACGCGGTGGCAGCTTAATAACTTCTTCATCTGGCTGCCCAGCAAGATTATTGATGTTAATTCCCGACAAAATCTTGCTCGGGTCAAGGTTATAACTTTTTGCCAATTCTCGGTATTGATTGGCAATAGATTCCGCTTGTTGCTGTTGCGTCAAATACATCTGCCGAGCTTGTTGTCGCAAGTTTTCACGCAATTCTGGGTTCATTTTGCCAGTTTGCGCTTGCTCAACAAGGTTCTTGATGCGCTGACCGAGCGATCCCGATTTTGCCACGGTTGCAAATTCAGATTCACGAACAACCGAGGTTGGATCGTTAAGTTTGGCAAAGGCATAGACTACTGCTATATCGCCTGCGCCAGTTTCTAAAGCGTTTTCAATTTTTTGATACGCGCCTCTAACCGCATCGTAATCTTTCAATTTATCTTTAACTTCACCGCGCAGATCTGCTTCTAACTTAAACGTATCTTTCGGGCCAAGATCAATGTTAGTCACCGGCGCTGGCTTTGGAACTGGCACCAAATCTGCGTAATTTCCCGATTGCGCGAATTTCGCCACGCTTGCGGGTGTAAAGTCAGACGGCGACGGTTTGCCGACGAGCGATGCGGCGTCCTCAACTGGCTTAAGCAAACTGTAATCGCCCGCATTTACGGCTGCGCGAACGCTTTGCGGCGTAAATTTGGCCGGATCAATGTCGCCAATCTTTAGCTCCGTGCGCTTGGGCGATGTCGCCTCAAACTGCGTCATAGCGTACTGCTGCACCATCGGGTTTGCGCTTTCAAAACCTTCCAACGCTCGCGCACGACGCTGCGCCGTTGATAACGGGCCGCCAACTTGCATCTGCATCGGCTGATCCGGTGAGGTTGCCATGAGGCTCTGATTCGGCGCTGCAACGGCACTTGGTGGGTTATACGACACGCGCCCCTGCGCATCAATCTGCGGAGCGGTGGCTTCCATTGCGGCGATGTCGCCCATGCCAACCGTGCGCTGTTCTGGCTCAAACGAACGGATGTAATTAGCAAACTCAGCGCGACCGGCCTTTTCTGCGGCCTTCTCGGCTTCCTCGGCCTGCCGTCCAGCGCGAGCGGTCAAAAAGCCCTGCAACGCCTTAACAAGCGGTGCGGCACGCGGGATCGGGGCGGCAGCGCCCTCCATCGGCTGATATTCCTGTTGCGCAAGGGCTTCTGCCAGCGCCTTCTGCCGACGCGCACGCTCTAACTCAAGTTCGTACTCGGTCGGTGCGCGAAAGGTTGGGACGTAACGGGGTCTATTCTGCGCCATCGTCAAAATCTCCTCTGTACCGACCGCCCTGCGGGGTCGTCATGCCGGGAGAAGAAACCCGGGGGCGTACCCCCATGCCAAGTTGCGGGGAGCGCATTGGTGCGTTACGCGGTGCGCCCATGCCCATCATTCCTGTGCCGCTTATGTTCTGGCTGTAGCCAAACGGGCGACCGCCCTGCATTGCTTGCGGGGGGCCGTTGAAGTTCATGGCCTGCGGTGGCACGCCGGGGGCGGTGTTCGGAGTCGGCTGCGCGTAACCCAGCCCCGCCGTCTGCCGGTATGCCATGTCACGCTGCCCCGGGGGTGCGTTGAGCGAGGTGTTGCGTTCCTGCATAGCAAGCATCCGCGCCATCTGCTGCGGCCTACGATCTGGTTGAAAGCCGTTCATGTATTAGCCTCCGAATAAGCCTTTGCCGATAGCGCCGCCAAGCGGGCCGCCAAGTGCCGTGCCTGCCGCACCGGCAAGGCTGCCGAGTAATCCCATGCCAGCGTTATACGAACCGACTTGGTTCTGGTAATTGCGCTGCGCGAAATCGCCCGCCGCTTGCCCCGCTTGGAAGATCGGCGCGGGAGCCACGCTGACGCCGCTGTAGCCTTGAAACTGCGGGATAGCCACCTGCCCGCCAGAGAGCAACGCGCTGATCTCGTTGACCGGCAACGAACGGATCGCAGCCTGCTGGGCAAGCGCCTGTTGCACAGCGGTGTTGTAGAACTGCTGTTGCGCAAGGTTCTGTTGGAACTGCTGCTGTGTGGCTTGGTTGTTTGCGGCAATACGCGCCTGCTGCTCCGCAAACCGTTGAGCAATAGCAGCGTTTCGTGATTCTTGCTGCTGCACGATCTGCTGAAACATTTGGCCTTGCGTGGCGTTCTGTGCGGCCTGCCGTGCCAACTCCTGTTGCATGGCTTGCGCTTGCGCTTGGTTGTAAAACTGCGCCTGTTCGCGTGACTGTCCAGCCTGCTGCGCCTGTCGGGCAAGGTTGAGTTCTTGCGCGGCTTGCTGTTGCGCAAAGTTCTGCGCAATAGCTTGGTTGTACATCTGCTGCTGCTGTGCGCCTTGACCAAAAATCTGCTGCAACGCAGCGTTTTGGGCTTCGGTCGCAGATAGCCCTTGCTGAAAGTTTTGCGCAACCGCTTGGTTGTACGCCTCGTTGGCCTGCTGCCCAACGCCAAACTGCGCAAGCAAACCCGCCCGGTTAAATTCTTGCGCCCCAAGCGCCTGACCAAAGCCCTGACCCAACGCAGCGTTTTGCGCTTCTTGCGCAGCTAACGCTTGCTGAAAGTTTTGCGCAATGGCTTGGTTTTGAGCCTGTTGCGCTTGCTGCCCCATGCCAAACTGCTGACCCGCCAGCTGTGCGCCAAGCTCGGTTGCGCCGACAGCCTGACCGAACCGCTGCGACTGCGCCGCCCGTTGCGCTTCTTCGGCTGCAAGTTGGTTTTGCAGGTTTTGCTGCATGGCTTGGTTCTGCATCTGCTGTGCAGATTGGAACTGACCAAAGTTTTGCGCGATGGCGCGGTTGTACGCATCCGCAGCTGACTGTTGAGTGCCAAACGACGCCAGTTGCGCTTCTTGTCCGAACTCACCTGCCTGCAACCGCTGCTGAAACGCCTGTTGCTGCGCCTGATTCTGCGCCGCTTGCGTTGCAAGGGCTTGCTGCACGTTTTGGCCGAGGCCAACGTTGTATAGCCCCGCCTGCTCCATGCCCGCCCCAAAGCCCTGTAATTGCGCCTGATTGGCAAACATGGCGCGGGCTTGCTGTTCCGCAAAACCCTGCTGGCGGGCGGCTTGGTCAAGGCTGATGCCCTGCGCGGCGGCTTGCAACAGCAGATCGTTTTCTTTCTGCATCTGCGACGACATGGCGGCGTTAAACGCTTCGCCGCCCGGGCGCAAACCTTGGTTAATCAGCTGCGTGTAAAGCTGTTGGCGCTCGCCCTGCAACTGCGGGGCAAGGCGCGACATGATCGCTTGTTGCGCCGTTGTGCCTGCTTGCACCGGAGCGGCGGCAAGCCCTGCCATATCAATCTGACCCTGCAACTGCGGGCCGCCTACAAATTGCTGCGCGTACCCGAACTGGCCTTGCTGCGGGCCTCCGGCCACTCCGCCAATGCCCGACAGATCTAGTCCGGCAAGATTTAGTCCTGATGGGCCTTGCGTTGCTAACCCAAACAACCCACCAGACGGGCCGCCTTGTGCGTAACCAAATTCACCGCCGCCAACGCCCTGCCCAACACCGCCAACGCCCGCAAGATTTAACCCTTGTAAACCCGGGGCAACGGGGCCAGCGCCTGCGGTGCCAAACGCTTGCCCCGAGGGCGCTGCTTGCGGGCTAAACGGCCCAGCATCAGCGCGGCCCAGATCGGTTGGCGCAGCGGGGCCAGCGGTCGCACGCTCTATGCCGGTCGTAAACGGCAAAATCGCGCCTTGGACGGGCAAATTTACTGATGCGCGGTCGCCCGCAGTAATTTGTCCCGGCAACCCTTCAATGTTATATCCGGCATACGGGGTATAACCTGCTGTCGGAGCGCCTGCCAACCCTTGATTGGCATAACCAATGTCGGTGTAACCCGGCGTCTCCTGCAACATCGTGTAGCGTTCAACGCCGCCCGCGTAGGGCAAGTCATAACGCAACCCGGGAATGCTGCGAGCATCAAATGCCGAGGCAATGCCGAGGTTTTGTAATCCCCCTGCCGCGCCACGCGCTGCCTGCGACATGTAAAGCTGGGCCAGCTCTTGCTCACGTAACGCGGCTTCAGCGTTCGGGTTAATCGTCTGCCGAACCGTCGGCTGCTCAATAAACGTCGTGAATTGCTCTTGGGTCGGCGCTTCACCTACATATCCATACGGATCAGCCATTTGCGCCGCACGAAACTGCTCCATCGCCTTGTTGTAGGCGTCGGTGTCTACCGTCGGCGTTTTCGTCCAACTAACAGTTTGGCTGCCCGTTGGCCCGTAAATGTTCGGGTTGGACATATACGCCGACTGCTTAGCAGCGGCCAAATTGGCCTCGCCCTGCTTAATCGCAAGGGTTGTGTAATCAGGTGCCGGTGGCGGTGCCGGTGATCTTTTGCCCATACCGAGGCTCCAAAAAACGACACCTGTCTGGTGTCTGCGTCATCAAAACAATATCCCCAGAATCATGCGCGGCGTCTTTAATCCGCGCTTCCTCCGAGAATCCCATCTTGCTGACCAATGCGAGCGCCCGGGTATGGTTGCTGCTGATTGGCCCTATGATCTTATCAACATTTGCGACGTTGTACGCATAGTCATACACCGCCGCCATATAAGCTGGGGTCACCCGCTGCCACGCAATGTGGCAAACCACGGATTTCCCGTTCCAGTTCTCGTATACCGTCCCGGCGACCAGTTCGCCGTCACGCTCCAATCCAATCGCCACCGACCGCTCGGGGTGGAACGCCCCTTCAGTCTGCGCCGTAACCCACGCCCCCACATGAGGGCCGCTGACTATATTCCAGCCCATCCGAGTTGATACACGACGTCCGTTGATGCCCATTCCAACGACACGTTTTTGCTGCTGCTATTAAAAATCACGCCGCCGCAATACCCGATGCCGCTTAACCCAACGACCGTGTTGTTGGCAATCGTGTTGCTGCCCCAAATGGCTTGATCCCATAGTCCCACATCCCATAGACCATAGTTTGTTGCCACAAACGACAGCGCACCGAGGAAATCGTCGGTTTGGAAGTCCACGGCGATACCAACGCCGATGGTCGGCTGCCCATTGCTGTACGTTGTCGTGCGTCCACGGGTGAAGTATTTGATAACGCCACGGGTGTCAAAGTAGTTGAACGCCTGCAACGCTTTGGAGTTGATGGCTTGGTTGTTGTCGTTGTACCCGGCTGACCCCGTTCCCGTTGTCCATGCCTTTGCAACGTAACCGTCGCTGCCGAAATACAACTCGTTGCCAAGCAACGCCCAACAGTTCGCATACCAGCCGGTAAAGCGACACCACGCCTTCGTGATGTTGTTCATCACAAATTGCTGCTGTGATCCGGCTGAAATTGGGATATTTACAATCAGCGCGTTGTTGAGCGGGTAATACTGCAACGCCCAGCCGTGGTTTTCTTTATACGTTCGTGCCGCCGCCGCAAACGCGCCTTGGATTTTGTCCGACAGCGCCACGTTGGGGTCAAGGCGGGACGATTGCAACGCTGAAGCCAGCGGCACAAGGCCGTCCAGCGTCAACACCAGCAGATCGCCACCGTACTTCATCAAGCAACGCCGCGAGATTGGCGCACCCACAATCCATACGCCGATCAGCGCCCACGTAGAGGCGCTAGAGGGGTCGGTGCCGCGATAAACGATAACTTCGCCCTTGTCGGTGACAAATACAAGGTTGTCGTCAACGCCATAGCCCGCGTCAATTGTCCACGTTGCCATTGCAACGAGCCTGCCGCCCAGTTTGGCAACCGAGGACAAATCAAGTGCTTGGGCTGCGCCGCCCACGGATGCTGTGGGCAAATACCACGCCTTCAACGTGTTCACTTGGATAAACCACATCCTGTTCTTAAACAGGGTGGGCTGCATCA